GGGGAAGGGGGCCCCTCGGCCGCCCCCCGCGCGGGGTGCGAGCGGCGCGTTTTTGGCTCTGGGCGCCCAGATGCGTGGGCCATGACCCGAGGTGCCCGAATCGGGGCAACCACAAGATGTAGTGTTTTGCCGGGTTCGAGGTGCATGGAAATAGCTAAGTGCTTGATTTTAAACGATTCACTATTTCCGGTAATGGTTATTACCGGAAATAGCGGGTCCCTTTTGGCCGTTTTGAGGGCTGAATGAGAATGATTCTCATTTGAGGCGGTGAGGCCCCGGCCCCTCGCTCAGCAAGAGGGCTATAGCCAGTTTTCACACAATTAATTTGGCCCAAAACAAAAATGGACAATGTTGCACGTGCAACATTGTCCGATACCCACCCCCTTGTTTCTGACAATCAAAGGGGCTATAAATTTTTAGCAAATTTCTACTAAATGGGAATCCGTATGCAACAAGATGTCGAAGCCGAACGCTTAAAACTAGAACTCCGCCTAGCCTTGTTAGATGGCCAAGAACGGGCACAGGACACCTTTATCGGTTTTTCTCAATACGTCTGGCCTGAAGCGATACTCAGCAGCCACCATAAGATTATGGCTGACGCCTTTGACAGAATAGCCAAGGGCACCCTGAAGCGCTTGATCGTTAACATGCCTCCTCGACACACCAAATCAGAATTTGCGTCGTATCTGCTGCCTGCCTACATCATGGGCCGTAAGCCAAAACACCAAGATCATTCAGGCAACACACACCGGCGAGCTCGCTGTCAGGTTCGGCCGCAAGGTGCGTAACTTGATGGACCTTGATAAATACAAGGAAGTATTCCCTGACGTTGCCTTGAAGGCTGACAGTAAAGCCGCCGGAAGGTGGGACACGGACAAAGGTGGGGAGTACTTTGCTGTAGGTGTAGGCGGCGCGATGACGGGCCGTGGTGCGGATATGCTGATCATTGATGACCCGCACTCGGAGCAGGACGCGGCCTCAGCCCTAGCTCTGGACAACGCTTGGGAATGGTACACCTCTGGCCCGCGAACAAGATTGCAGCCCGGCGGAGCAATTGTTATTGTTATGTGCATGGTTGGCGACACTAGGGTCTTGCGTCCTGACGGTACGGAGACGTTTCTGCGAGACTTGCGGGCGGGGGACTCTGTTGCAACCTATGAAAACGGTGGCATAGCCACGTCCAAGATAAACAACTGGCAGTCAAGTGGTATTGATTCGGTATATACAGTACGAACACAATCTGGCAGAATCATCCGTGCAAACGCTAGGCATCCATTCCTAGTCGTTAAAGACGGAGAAGAGACGTGGACACGATTAAACACTTGAAGGAGGGGGATTTACTTGTATCGTTGACGGATGCGAGCGCCTGTCAAGAGCAACAACTCGACGGGGGACGTGCGCGGCATGTCAAGCTACAGCCAGCTACCACCGGAAAAACCCCAATGCACCGTACCGTGGGGTTGGGTTTCACGGAAAAGTGGAAAGGAAAGACCTGCAAAACGGAAGACTGCACTAAACTGGTGGTTAGTAAAGGTTTTTGTAATAGCTGTTACCGCAAGTGGAAAGGCTACACAAAAACGCCGGAACAAAGCCGGAGCAGCAGGATCAAGCACCGTTACGGAATTACTATTGAGCAGTATGAGGCAATGGTGGCAGAGCGCAAAAATCGATGCGATGTATGTGGTGAGGAGCCTTCTGTCTCCAACACTCGTGCCCACTGGAATGGGAAGCTGTGCATCGACCACTGCCATGATATGGGAAGGATCAGGGGCTTGCTCTGCAACAACTGTAATTTATGCGTCGGATACGGCGGAAACCCAAGCACACTGGAAAAAGCCGCAGATTACCTCCGACGAAATAGTTGAGATCAGCTATGACTGTGAGGAAGAGGTCTTCGACGTTGAGGTTGACCGCACTGAGAACTTCATAGCCAATGGTGTGGTTAGCCACAATACACGGTGGGGGACCAAGGACTTAACGGCCCGATTACTCAAATCTCAGTCCAATATGAATGCGGACCAATGGGAGGTTATTGAGTTCCCTGCCGTTTTTGATGAGGGCGAAGAAAACGAGCGCGCTCTTTGGCCTAGCTTCTGGGAACTTGACGAGCTCCGCGCGGTCCGTGCATCTATGTCGGTGCAGAAATGGAACGCGATGTACCAACAACGGCCCACGGCCGATGAGGGTGCAATCTTGAAGCGTGAGTGGTGGCGCGTGTGGGATAAAGACTACATGCCTCACATGGAATATATAATCCAGTCCTATGATACGGCGTACTCGAAAAAAGAGACGGCGGATTTCTCTGTCATCACGACGTGGGCGGTGTTCTTCCCCACGGAGGACTCTGGGCCTAATCTGTTGCTTGTTGACATGCGTAAAGGCCGGTGGGACTTCCCTGACCTAAAGCGTAAGGCGAAGGAGCAGTATGACTACTGGCAGCCGGATAATGTCTTAATCGAGGCCAAGGCGACGGGAATCACGCTTCAGCAGGAACTGCGTAGGATGGGTATTCCGGTTACTATGTATAGCCCCGGCGGGCGACGCGCGGGCCAAGACAAGGTGTCACGGGCTAACTCTGTCGCACCGATTTTTGAGTCCGGCATGGTCTGGGCCCCCGAGGCGGATTGGGCGGACGAAGTCATCGAGCAGTGTGCTGCGTTCCCTAACGGTGACAACGACGACATGGTGGATAGTACGACGCAGGCGCTGATGCGTTTCCGTGCCGGTAATTTCATCTCTCTGCACAGCGACGAGGAGGAGGATCCTTCGGAAAATGAAGGACTTGTCCCTGAGTATTATTAAGCCTAGAATGCGAAATAACTAACCTTATCTGTAGGGCTTCACCCATGCCTAATTATTCCGCGCGAGATATGCTTCTTAGAATGGCCGAGGGCGGCGAAGCCACCTACGGCAAATACGGGCAGACTGCTGCGGACCTCTTGGCCGCTGAGCAGCGTATCCTTGGTGAGATAGCCGCGAGCCCTGACACGTGGGACGTGGCCACTGCTTACAATGCCATTTTAGAATCCGGCGTTACGATAGAAGACGCACTAGCCGCAGGCGTGCAGCAGAGCACTATCGACGCGATCTTCACCTCTGGCGCCCCCCTTCCTGTTACTTCGTTCTCCACCCCCTCCACTGTAAGCTCGGCGTTTGAAAGTGCGCCGTATGCCGGTCAGTCAATGGAGCAGATTAGAACGGGCGCTCAGAACTACGTTTCTGGACTCATGGCCGACGGCCTGACTGACGCCGAACGACGTGAAGCGCAGACTGTTGCCACGCAGCAGGGCGCCACCTTCCAAGACATGTTAGCGGCGGGCGTTGATCCAAGCATCTTGTTCAACGTGCCTGCTGCAAAGGAGCCGGACCCTGTTGCCCCAGTCCCTACTCCGTTCCCTCAAACGCAGCCCGAGTACGTCCCGCCCACGGTCTATCAGCCTATTGCACCGCAGCCTGATATTTATGCGCCGGGCGAGGAAGCACTCGACCGTGAGTTCAGGGACAGCCCACCACGGACCGAGGTCCTTGATCAGTATGGCAACCTCGCCGGTTTTGACTACACGCCTGCTGCTAAGTTTCTCTCGGCCACCGGATCAGGGTTTAGTTGGACCCCTCCTTCTGTCACTAGCCGTCCGCGTTCGCTCATGGATACCAATACGCTTAATCGTTACACCCAAGGCCGCTCGGCGCAGGACCTGCGTCAACTTACCGGCGCCAACTACGACCAGTACAGCGGACTCCTTAACAGGACAGGCAGTTACGGTGGCGGACTGTCTCGCTCACAGCTCTATGCGTTGACCCGTCAGCAGGACTCGCAGCGAGCAAGAGAAGAGCAAGACGCGGGCCAAGGTGCTACAACACGAACAGGCACGATACAGGACTACATAGCGGCCAACCCTGACGTGAGAGAAAGCTATCTATCTCAGCGAGACACGCTAGACCCCAACCTTACGCTTGAAGGGTTCGCCAACGCTCACTACAACAGAGATGGCCTTGCCGAAATGGCCGCAGGCACGCGAACGCCGTTTACGTTGGCTCAAGCCCAAGGGGGTGGCCAGTCTTACACCTCACCGGCCATAGCCGGTTTCGGCGAGGGCGACGAAGAGAGTCGCCAGTCTAACTTTACTACTCGAGGCTACGACAATGAGCTACTAGCTAGAGACCTCGGACCGGCAGGGGGCGCAATCATACGACCAGTATTCGCAGAAGGTGGCCTTGTAAAAAAGCCTAGAGGGTTCGCGGACGGCGGTCCTGCGGACTCGATGACGGCTGACGAGCTGACTGCTCAGTTGATGGCGATGGACACCCAAGAGGCTCCGGCCCCTGTCCAAGAACCACGGCCCACGGATCAAGTGCAGACTGAAAGCCAAAGCATGCTCGACAACCTTAATCGTGCAATGTCTCAGGTTACGCAGCCCGTTGTTGCAGCCGCTACGGACATGACCGTGGGCCTTGGTGACTTAGCCCAGATGGGTACAAAGGCCGTCGCGAACAAAATGGGCATAGAGACTAAGCCGTTTATTCCTGTGGGTGAAAACATCAAGGCAAGCGTTGGCGCGGATGACGTAAGCCCGTTAAACCCTATCTACATGGCTACTCAAATAGCGCCTTTTGCAAAATTACAGAAAGCTCTTGCGGCGGGTCCCGCCGCATACAGAGAGGCAATGGCGTACCTTGCCGGAGAAGGCGGCGCGCAGGTAGCTGCCACTCAATTCCCTGATTCTATGGCCGCGCAGATTGCGGGGGCAGTATCTGGCGACATGACGGCTAGAGGCCTTATGGATTCGTTAGATGGTCTTAACGTGCGCCGAATTACGGGTGACGAGCCTCCTATTGACGATGAATTCCCCATTGACGACGGACCTCTCCCAGAGGGCGAGCCGGAGGGCACGGTTCTAGGGATTTCGGATCAAAGCGAATCAGACAAGATGTTGGAAACGCTTAGGCCTGAGATAACCACTGAAATAGGGGATAG